ATCCTACTATACGTTTTTCGTAATAGTATGGTATAATTAATCGATCATTAAATCCAGCTTTAGGAGTCCAATGAAACGGGTAATCGTCTATACATAAGTTACGTTCGGCCATGTATTCTAGTACTGGCATTAATGGTTTAGGAATATTATCTAGAAATGAACTTATTAGCGCCGCATCAATCGGTAATGTACGATTTTCAAATGTAGGTAACATCAGCTCTTCCCTAAGAGTTTCTGATGCCTCTAATCGAAATGCTTCTAAACTCAGTCTGGAAATATCCGAATCGCTCATATGCAAGTATCGCATAAAGTCTTTCATGTTTTTACTAATGTGCCGACCTGGTTGCCAACTAGCTTTAAACGCGCAATTGAAACAGTGAAACGTAACTGCATCGCCATCGTTTACGATAAATCCGCCACGATACCGGGTATCCTGGCAACAAGGAGCGTTGCCAGTTATCCATCCACTTGGAGTTTTCTTAGTTCGTCTACCAGATTGCCAGTACATAAGTAATGTATCTGTAATAAGGTTCATAGGAATAGTTTAGTTTAAAAGTATATTATACTACCAGACAGTCACTTTGTCAACAGTTCCGGTTGGATTAACCGGACTGTTACCTTGGTATAAAATTCTAAAATATTTAAAATATGCAACATCAATGTTAGAAAATATAACAGGGGTTGATCTTGCTAATAGTATAGATTGTGATGCAAGTGGTTGCGCGTGTAAGTAAGAGTTAACGCTAATAGTCGATGCAGTAGTACCTTCTAGCCATATTTTTCCAATAAACCCAGTAATTGAAATTTCAAATGACAATTGAGTAGTCGGCACTGCTTCGTAAAATGTAGAAGGAATAGAACTAGTGTGATGCACAACATTTCCCATAAAATCGATTTCACCGGTAAATGTATTATATATTCGGTCATCTCGGAAGGTAGGCATTGCGTTACCGATAAGTTCAATTGTACCGATTGCTCCAAATCTAGTATTAGCATACAGCATAACATCTGCACCGTCTTTAACTGCGCTAACGCTATATGTTAAAAATTGCGGAGTAAGATCAGCAAGGTCTTCTTGTGGAATAATAACCTTAGCAATTCCTTTTTTATTAACAATAGGAGCAACAGCGTACGGACTGTTAGGTAACGCATTACCAGAAACGTCCATAATGTTTAGTTCGATTACACTTAACGTAGTTAAGTCAATTCGTTTTTGATCTGCGTTCTTAATATCGAACTCAATGGTATTATCAATACCATTATAAATTTTTACATTTCTTTGATACACTGATGTGAACTCCACTGTAAATCCAACCAGATCGGCGATAAGTTCGACCCGGTTTGGGTATAAATAACTTGATATTTTTTGCATTGGCAATATCCTTTATATATATTTATGGCAAACTTAAGAGATAACATAGAACAAAATTTACCATTTATTAGTGTCCTTAATTACGGGAATGATGAATACGTTGGTATAATTATCAATCAAGATCAATACGTAACAAGCTTCTACGACTTAAATGCTATACAGACCGCACAAGACAAAGCAGCGTTTTTAGAAATAGGTGAGATATGGTGGTGGGAATCAAATCGTCAATTTCCAATTTCAATCTTTTGTAGAGAAGAAATACGACCGTTTGCATATGCGATTAAAACGTTTAATAGCAAAGACGCCCGTATAATATTAGGTCCAGTTGTTAACCTAATGAACTTAACAGTAAAACGAGTTAAACGTAAATCAGTTCAACTCGTTCGAAGACCCACTTAGTTTTGTTCGCAAATTAAATTCATCTGCACTACAATTGCCATTGCATACGCAATTGCATGAGATTTACGAAATGCATATCCTGAGTCAGCGTCTACGTGATCCCATATTTCGGTCATCACCGTAGTCCATTCTTTCCCAATCAAATAACGTTTGGCCGGTCTTATCATCGCCAGGACCGCAGCTAATTGTTCCACGGAAGTCGGCTGCATCTGTTTCAGAATATCGATGTGCCCGTTTATATGAAATAGTAGATTTACAAAGTCTTCTTGTAGTAAAAGTTCCCATATTGGTTCAGTTCCCATTAAATTTAATAGATGATTGTTATCTTTAATGTCTTTATAGATCATAACATTTAGAAAATCAATTTTAAAATAACCCCGTTCTTCGGCTTCTTTATAGTCAACTGTACTCACACCTGTGATTGGGTTGTGCGGTATATTATGACAGTAGACGCCTGTATTATGTTTCTTTTGAGTATTAATAGCTGCCGTAACATGTTTGAGTTTTGACAATGCATCGTCTCTGTTTGCAAAATCAATATCTATGTCAGGCATTGGTGATAAACCTCCATTGATAAATTGGTATTAACTTCAACCGCAATATTTATGCTCATAGGTTACCGTCCTTAACTACTGTTTTTACAAGCTCTACATCGTCCAATCGATGCTTAAACTTGTTAAACCAAAATTGTATATCTAATACGCTACCAACTGCCGCAAGCTGTTCGTCATTAAATCGTTTTATCATCAACTTACCTGAATTTGAATTTAATATAATCCACGGGCTTATCTTGCCATCTTTAATGTCATACATTGCTCTGTTTAAACTTACATATGAAAAATAATGATTCCATTGTGCATTATTAGTATCACCCCAGTCTAACATATGATTAATACTACGTTCTAATGCAGTTTCTACCGATTCAGTTTTAATTAAATCAAGAACATACTTATCATATAAGTCATCTCTACACCAATGATCTAATTTAGTGCCGCTAGTTACTACAAATGCAATAAACTTGTCAGGATACATTGGCTTTACGTTACTAACAAAACTACCAAACTTAACAAACGCATTGTAATACGGACTTTTACAAAAGTTTTCGTATGTTTTTACGCCATGAAAGTTTTGTGTTTTTTGGAAAAAGATATTATAGGTTTCAAAACCAATTACTACATGTTTTTCCTTTTGTGCTAATGCTCTACGTTTTGACTCACATACATGAACCATAAGAGTAGATTCTTTTACAAATTTACTCTTACAATACTGACATTCAAATGGCTTAGTGTGTAAACTCATCATTTTAATTTCTTTTTAATATCGTTATCTGCAAATCCATAGTCTTTAGCTAATCTAGTTAATTCTTTAGCAGGTGTTAGCTTTGCTATCATTTCAACTTCGGCCATTTTCATAGTAGGGTTAAGTTCAGCTAAGAACTGTACCTTTTTATTATCGTTACCCTCTCGTTTTTTATTTCCAATCCATTCGTGATAGAATGTCTTTTTACCATCAAAGCTACACATACATAGCAACATCCATAGTAATTTAGGATGTTGTTGTAGCTGAAACCAGTTTTTATTATAATATTCATTTACAGAAATTACAAAGTGTTGTTGTGTCTCTAACGATTGTCCTTTAATATTGCTGATATATCTATTTAAAATGAATAATTCACCTTTTAGTGCTTTTTGATTTACTTCGTCAAGTTCATCCCATAACTCGCGAATATTCATATCAACTGCTTGAATTTTTTCTTTTAGTTCTACTTTTTCACTCATAAGAAATATCCTATAATAATTTGTCTAAATGAATCATTTCGCTATGTCTTGAAACTTCTTTTACAAAATATGCGCATGTTGGTTGTGATCCATTGTGTAAGGGTGCTGTTAGTAAATGGCCTACTTTCATTTTAGGAAAGTACCATTTAACATCATTATAAAAATTTATAATTTCAATTTTATTAAACTCAATTCTAAAATCTGAAACTGGATTAAATATCAATGCGTCAAATCCTCTGTCATTTAAACTAGTAAGTGGTATTATTTCAATATTGGTTGCACTGCTACCATCACCTACTGCAATGCACCAATCAATTGGCATTGATATTTCGTGTTTTCCTATTCTCAATACAATTGCAGGTGCATTAAACGATTCTAGATAAATTAGAGGCATAAAAAAGAAATCTGGATCTTGCGGGTTGCTATTATCTAAAACACTAAATTGCATATTTTCATCAACTTCATCTGGTAAGTTGTTTAAAGAAAATGCAGTGTTTTGTAATGTTAATATATTCATTTCCAGTCTACCTTTTTAATTTCAAATTCATACTTTGCATCTTTATAGAATTTCTTTCTTTCTGTTAAGTGTTTTTTAGCATACTTACAGGTACTTGTGATATCATAAATTTGCACAAAATCTTTGTCATGCGCCTTTCTGATACCTCTACCGATACTTTGAATCACGCGTGTAAAACTTTTACCCGGTTCGATTAGTATAAGATTAAAGATTCGAGGAATGTTAATACCTACTGCTGCTACGCCATATGTTGCTACGATAATTTTATTTGTTGATGTTTTAATTTCGTCGTACTCTGTTTTTCTATCTTTTGTTTTTACAGTACCCGATACAAATACTGCATCTGGTATATTTTCAACTAATAGATTACCACTTTCAATTCTACCAACTAGTACTAATGTATTGCCAGTGTTTGCAATATCTTTAATCTGATTGCTAATATATGTCATGCGTTCTTTATTAGTAACTTGATATGTTATCTCATCCGAATAAGATCTAAAAGATGGTAAATCAATTAACTGTAACACTTTAACATGACACGCAGATAACACTCCTGCATCTTGTAATTCGTGTGCCTTAATACCGCCTACTACTGGGCCAATGCTTGCAAATATCTGTTCATATTCAAACTTTTCTTTAGGTATAGTACCAGTTAATCCCCACCGTATCGGCGCGTTACATAAGTTGTGCGTAAGTAGATTTTTCAATACATCGGCTTTTGCCATGTGTACTTCGTCAACAATTACTGCACTTACACCGTCTAAAAATTCTGCTAATGTTATAATATCATGTTCTGAATTTTTACTTTTCTTATCTAATATGTTAAGACTTTGCCATGTACATATAGTATGTGTTTTGTTTAAATCTTTACGATCACCGTAATACATACCTACATCTAAATCAACATTTATAAAGTCTTCATATGTTTGTTCTACTAAACTTTTATTTGGTACAATAACTATTGTACGCCCTTGTGACTCGCAAATATGTGCTAGTGTAGCAGTTGTAATTGTTTTACCTGCACCTGTTGCAATTTCTTGTAATGCTTGGGTTTGTTGTAAAAATTTATTAATTGCTTCTACTTGATAATCACGCAACATGATTGGCTTGCCTGCATCATTGTGTCCCTCTGGCCATACTTTACCTAAGTCTGCCCAATATGACTCTGTTATTGGTGCAAACGATAAATTAAACGGCTTACGTAAATCTTCAATAACATCTATTGCAACTCCCATTTTGTTAAGGATTGCAAGTATTGATTCTAAGTTATTTAAATATCCAGTGCCGCCTATACCAAATAGACTTACTGTTCCATCCCACCTGCCTAACTTGAACGACGGTTGATATCTAGCATACGGTACTTCATACTTAAATGCACTTGCTAGTTTTTTCCTTGCGTCTAATGGCAAATGTTCAAACTTGATATTAACTTCGTCTTTTATAACTAGTTTGACTCCCATTTATTCCTCGTTTCTATAATTGGTTCTACTGGAGTATATGATATAATTAAATCACTACTGGTTGCATACACTGCAGTTTTGCTGTGTCGTAACGTGTTTTTGATGCATAATACACTCATTGGTCTCCATTGTTCTTTAAGAAAGAATTTTGGTAATTTGCCTCCAAGTACTGCCGCAACCTTTGTATCATTGTTTAGTACACTATTATACTGTCTTTTTCCAATTGCGTCATTAAACATTTTTCCATCGGGTGTATTATCTAATCTAAAATGGAATCCAATGTTATCAGTGATGCTGTGATCAGTTAGCGCCTGAGATAACTCGTTAAACTGTGTTATGGTTGTAAAATCAGTTGATTGTTCAAATACTACTAATAACGGAAATCGTTGTAGCTCTACTAATGATGCAACTACATCGGATATTGAATATGTATTACTATCAATCCAAACTTTAGATTTTTCACGGGTTGCAATTTGTTTAGTTAATTCATTAGTAGTTTGGCATTCAACAGTTGTTGAATATTGATATCTTAGTCGTCTATCAACTATGATGGTGGGATCATTAGATTCTAAATCTTTTGAAATAAGGGTTTGAAATCTAGTATGTTCTAATTTGTGTACATCGTACATATCTTTAAAATCTTGTTTATCCCATAGTCTAATTGTGTTGTAGTAATCTCGTAACTCTGGTTCAACTTCAAAGTTATACGGTGCCATTGCATCTAATAACGTTACGATATTCGCTTCTGTAAAATCTGCGTAATATAATGAGCCAGATTTAACCTGCCATAATATATCGCTAAATTGTTTTAGATCATTTCGAATAATAGATGAAAACGTGAAGTCAATTGCAATTACTCCTGTGTAGTTTTCTTTTAATAGATCAATGTTAATACGATCAGATCCAGCAGGAATATGATAAATCTTTTTTACATCAGGTAATACTCGAAATTTGTTCTGCCATTGCGGGTCGTTAAGATATAATTTGTAATCATCGGCAGATTGTATTAAAAAATCCGAATATGTTGGTGTGCTTAAAATTTGAAGTAATAAATTACCTTGCTTTTCGGTAATATAGAGATCCGATAGCATAGCTGTGTGTAAACTTTGTAAGGTTCGTTTATCACGTGATGAAAATGGAATTTGAGCTGTAGATGACATTCTAGTTAATGACATAATCTCAAGCATTACATAATTAAGGAGATTATCAATTGTATTCATGTGTTATACACCTGTAGTATTGACGGGCACTAAGCCCGTCGTAATTATTAAAGAGTTGCGTCTTCCATGCCTGCACATCTTAATCGTATAATGTTACTCAATGCATACGATTTTTGATCTAAGGCTTTTGTAATACCCAACCACTGATTTCTTAGTAACGCAAATTCATTTATAATCTTTTCATATTCAATTACGTCGTCTTCACCTTCTACATATTTTTCACAATCGCGACTACTTAATGCCCTTGCGTATGTTTCTAAATACTTTCTAAAGTGATAACTTTTTAATCTTTTAAGTTCAATGTTAAGGAACTCTAGGATAGCTTCAATTTCTTGAAGCTGCCCGTATCTATGTTCTACAATGCCAGGCATTGCTGCAGATGCTTTTTCTACGTTCCCTGCTATTTTACACTCTTGTCTAGCAGTTGTCAACTCTGATTCAAAATATAAAATACCGTCAGGTAATTTAGTAATGTCTCTAGTAATTGTGCCGTACCAGCTCATTAAAACTCCAAGTCGTTGTAGCCATCATCTTCGTCTTCGTTATCTTCTAAATAATAATTAATTGCCTGATCTAATGTTGGATCAATGCCAGTTGCACCTAAAAAAGTACGATCAGTTGCTCCAAAGTCTGCAAGTAATTCAATAAATCGTTCGGCAGCAATTTCTGCTTGTTTCTTATCAATATAATCTGCAAACATTAACCATACATCAGCAATTTGTGTTTCATTCAACATTTTCGTCCTCCGTAACGTAGTCGTTGATATCATCTGCATCATCAAGTACATCTAAT